AAATACGAAGCTTTGCATCAGCAGTGTCTTTTGAGGGTAAAACCAAGGTAGTAATACTCGACGAGGCTGACTATTTGAACAGAGAAAGTGTCCAACCGGCACTACGGGCGTTCATAGAGACGTTTTAGTCGAATTGTAGGTTTATCTTTACTTGTAACTATATAAATAGAATTATTACACCGTTGCACAGCAGAACGACAGTAGTGGACTTTAAAATAGTCCCCTCAGATCGTCCTCAGCTCGCTGCTAAGTTCCTCCAAAGGATGCAGTATATCCTGAGTAATGAAGGAATTGAGTACTCTGAGAAGGTGTTAGCGGAGCTCCTAATGAAGTATTTTCCTGACTATAGAAGGGTCATAAATGAGCTACAAAGGTACTCAGTAGCAGGAAAAATAGATGAGGGTGTACTAAGTAACTTCCAAGAAATCAACGCTAAGCAGCTTATAGAGGCACTTAGGGACAAGGATTGGAAGAAGATGAGGCAGTGGGTATCCAACAATGTGGACACTGACCCTCAGGGAATATTTAGACAGATATATGATACGCTATTGCCTGAGATCAAGTCAATTCCACAGTTAGTTCTGTTAATCGCCGATTATCAGTATAAAGCGGCATTTGTGGCAGATCAAGAAATTAACCTTACTGCATGTTTGACAGAAATCATGGCAAACGTGGAATTCTCATGACAAAAGATTATAATGAAGCAGGCAAGGCAACTGCTAGAATAGACATTCGTGTTCCTGAGCAGTTAAAAGAGGAATTAAAGGCAGAAGCCAAAAAACGTAAAATCTCTATAACTGAGCTTTTGCTCGAAAGTTACAGAGAGAGTAAAGAGAAAGATTTTGGTTTTAATTAGAGGAAACAAAATGACTAGATATTTGCTAATAGTAGCATTCCTAGTAGGCTGTAGCACAACTGATTATATTCCGTTTTACTACGATCAAGGTTTGCCCCGTTTTGAATGGGTAGAGCCTTTGGTGTTCCAACATAATTTGGAAACTTGTAGAAGAGCAGATGTTTGCAATGCAGCAGACTTATTTGGATACAATAGATTTTAGAATGGAATTTTTTTATAATTTTATAATATGGTTTTTTATAGGGGGATTAAGTTACTTCTCTTATAAATTAATAGTATGGTTGACCAAGCAATATTAGAAGGACTCGGTGACCCTGTAGAAGAGGTCGTTGAAGATCAATTCCAGGAGAAATTGAAGAAGATTTCTCCTTTTGATTTTGTGAATTCTATTAACTTTACAAAAGAAGACTTGATGGTTGATGAGAGAACTGAGAATGAATATAACGCTTTTATTGTAAATCGTGCAATGGAGTTTGGACCTGACACAGTTATTGCAGGCAATGAAATGAATTCCAGATCACATATTGACAAAAAATTACAATATGACTTTCTACGTGCAGTAGTAAGAAAGGCAAAAAGATATAATAAGTGGCTAAAATCTGAAGAGGAGAATATTGACGCGATTCAGCGATTTTTTGGTTACAGTTTTAACAAAGCAAAAGAAGCTTTAAGACTCTTATCTGAAACAGATATAGATGTTATAAAACTGTACCTGAATACGTCTAAAGGCGGTAGATTATAAATATTGGAATAACCTAATAATTTATATTATACAACCAGAGACGTATTGAGAATGAGTGATCAAGACAATTACTTCAACATTGACTATCCAGGGTATTCACCCCTAGAAATCACATTGAAGGACCCAGAAGATTTCCTGAAAGTCAGGGAAACTCTATCGCGAATAGGAGTAGCTTCCAAGAAAGAAAAAGTTCTTTATCAGTCGTGCCACATATTACATAAGAAGGGCAGATACTTTATAACACATTTTAAAGAATTATTTGCACTAGATGGAAAGGAGGCAGACTTCCAAGATAACGACATAGAGAGGCGAAATACTATAGCAAAACTATTATCAGATTGGGGATTAGTAGTTTTAGTAGAACCAATAGCTACGGACTTTGCACCTTTAAGTCAGATAAAAATTATATCATTTAAAGAAAAAGGTGAATGGGAATTAGTCCCTAAATACAACATTGGTAAAAAAATTAAATAGTCAGGAATACTGGTTAACAAAAATAAAAAATGATTTGGACGACGTAGGTCCAGGCTTCTGTTTATTAAAGTGGTACTATCTAGAATTAAGTTTAGCAGAAGGATTGAAACATTCCTGCTACCATTGTCCTCAGCATAAAGTCCCTCCACTTAGCGATTTACACAACACACCATACACCAAAGCAGTAAGACGAGAAATGTTAGAAGGCGGTAAACCCGCTGAAGACGCTTATTGTTATGATATAGAAAAAACAGGAAACTTTAGCGACAGGCAAATGCTCGCTGTACAGTTTCTAAAAGAAGATCCAGACCTAATAGCAAAAACTGCAACAATTCCTCCAGAAGAAGATGTTTGGCCAAGGTATTTGACAATCAGTTTTACCAATAAATGCCAAATGTCATGTAGTTATTGTGGAGCAGGTAAAAGTTCAACTTGGCAGAAGGAGTTAGATATACATGGCTCTTACGATTTAAAAAGTAAGCCCAACCACGATAAGTACATGCCAAGAAGTGATATTCTAATACCCTCACAGAACCCCCACGTTAAGAAGTTTTGGAAGTGGTTACCTGAGGGTTATCCACACCTAAATACTATACGCTTGACTGGTGGAGAACCCTTATTAGACTCGAATACGTTTAAGTTATTACAGTATGTCAAAGATCATCCTAAAGAGAACTTATCCTTCGAAATCAGCACAAATTTGATGGTGACTGAAAGGAGGGTTCTTCAGTATATCTCCCTAGTTAAGGATTTACCAGGACAAAAATGTTATGTCAGTTTAGACAGCTGGGGTGACCAAGCGGAGTATATACGGCACGGATTAAAGATGGATAGGTTAGAAGAGAACCTACATAAAGTTTTAGGACACGGAATACCTGTAGGAATAATGTGTACCTTCTGTTTTTTATCTATTCCTAACTTTGAACAATTCATATTTAAAATGGCAGAATTAAAAAATATTTATGGTGACTTAGTTACAATAGATATGCCTAATATGGTTGAGCCGTTACACCTGACTGCTAGGATTGCTGACGATAATGTTATAAGTATATTAGATAGAAGTTTAGAAAGTATGAAGTCCTTTGATCACATATTTCAACCCTATGAAATAATGAAGTTACAAAGAACAGTTGATTGGATCAAAGCAAATAAATTTACAGGTGAAGAATTAACAGTACAGAGAAATGATTTTGTAAGCTTTGTAGATGAACATGACAAGAGGAGAGGCACAGATTTTATTAGGACCTTTCCAGAATTAGGTGGTTTTTATGGCAGAATTAAAGCAGGTCCTTAGTTTATTTAACCCAACCATAATGGTTTGGGATAACTTTATGAGCAAGCCTGAATGTGAGCAGTTGATAGAGGATATGAAGGCGAACGTTCAGTGGACTCGAGGCCAAGTTACGAAAGGTTCAGCTGGTGATGATGCTGATCATTATGGCAGAACAAATCAAATGGGCTGGTTGGATTATAGAAAAAGTGTAACAGCAATTCACTTTTTATTGAGAGCATCTCAATTAACAAACCTACATTATTCACAAGCAGAAAATGTACAAGCATTACATTACGAGCTGGGTGAGGAATATGAAGCCCACTTAGATGCTTTTCCTTCAGGCACAGAGCGATCTGAGTCAAGTCATCCTGGCCAGGAGGGAGGAATAAAAGGAAATAGAGTAGTAACAATTCTTTTATATTGTAATGAAGTAGCAGATGGTGGAGATACAGTCTTTGTAGAATTAGGTAAAGCTGTTAGGCCTAAAACAGGCAGAGTAGTTTTATTCAGTAACACAATTATAGGGACACAGGTTCCTGATCCTAAAACAAGACACCAAGCACAACCAGTAATGGCTGGTGAGAAGTATGCTATGAACTTATGGTTCAGAAATATCCCTATAGAGGACCAAATTAGGGATAAAATGGTGTCTAAAAACTCTAATGATTATAAATAAAAATGCGAAGTCGAAATGTATGGAAGTAAAACACGGAGCATAGGACCTCCTGGTCAAACAGGAATTACTAAGTGAAGAAGGGAACCAAGTACGATGAGACAAGCAGTTTGTGATGGGGGGAAAACTGAAAATGTTTACATTGAAAACAGAACCCCCTGATCATTCCTAGAGGACACGCCGAAAGGGTGTCCATTTTTATAACTCGCTTAATAAGGAGAAAATAATATGGTAACGCATAAACTAACCACAGCGAATTGGGACAATTTCGTCCACACCTTCCCACAAATAGAAAGACAATTTATCGGATTCAACAGAGTCTTTGATTTACTTCAAAAGGACTTTGAGCCGTTAAACAATAACTTTCCACCTTTTAACATTCAAAAGTTAGACGACTACAACTTTGAAGTTCAACTAGCACTCGCTGGTTTCAAAGAAGCAGACTTGGATGTTTCAGTAGAGGATGGAACTCTTACTATCACGGGAGATCAACTTCAGGGAGCAGTAGACGGCGAACCTGACAACTTTATACACAAAGGAATAGCTGAACGCAAATTCAGACGCTCCTGGTCTTTAGCTGACACCGTAGTAGTAAAAGGTGCCAAGTTAAAAGACGGGGTCTTAACAGTATCTTTGGAAAATGAAATACCAGATGCTAAAAAGCCTAAATCAATTGAAATAAAAACTAAATAATGCAGGAGAAGGAGCATGGCCAACGTTCAGATTATTAAACTAGCCTCAGGTGAGGATATTATGGGAGAGGTTTCTGATACAGAAATAGATGGTAAAGCATTTTTACTTGTAGAGAGACCAGCAGTTATCCTAATGATGCCAAAACCTGGCGGTGACGAAAACGAATTTGGCGTAGGACTTGCTCCTTACGCTCCCTTTGCAAAACAACATAAGGTTCCTATATTCCCTAATCACATAATTTCTGTCTATGATCCTGACACAAATTTATTAAACGTTTATAATTCTAAATTCGGTTCAGGTCTTATACAACCAGAATTTATAAATAAAAAGGTATTAAATGAATTTAAAAATTAAGTGTACGAATATAGAGCAAAAATTTTAAGAGTAGTAGATGGTGACACAGTAGATGTTGACATCGACTTGGGCTTCGGTTGTTGGTTGCATAAACAGCGCATCAGGCTATATGGCATTGATTCACCGGAAAGTAGAACCCGTGATCTCGACGAAAAGAAATACGGACTCATGGCAAAAGAATTCCTCAAAGAACAACTCAAAGATGGAGCTGTACTCAAAACGAGGCTTGATGGAAAAGGTAAATATGGAAGAATCCTTGGTGAATTTATTACTGTAAAAGAAACAGAAGCTGGGACAGATGCTAATGGCAGCCCTGTTAAGTCTATAAAATATAGACATAACGTAAATGAATATATGATTGAAAGACATCATGCAGTCACATATCATGGTCGTTCAAAACAAGAAATAGCAGAAGATCATTTGGTTAATCGTACCTTTTTTGAAGAGTAATAGTTGACTCTAGGTTCGAAAGAGCCTATAATGTACTATATGTTGGTGTTGGATATATTATGAATTTTTATACTTATGCGCGTCATTATGGCGACAAAATCCTAGTCCGTGGAGTGAAGAACGGAGAACGTTTTACCTCACGCGAAAACTTTAGGCCCACCCTATTTGTCAAATCAGACAAACCCTCAGAATATAAAAGTATTTTTGGAGAGACAGTATCTCCTATACAGTTTGAATCAAATAAAGAAGCAACAGACTTTTTTAATAGATATAAAGATGTTTCTAATTTTCCAGTATTTGGACAAAATTATTATGGTTACCAATACATAACAGAAAAGTATCCTCAGGAAATTAAATGGGATGCTAAGAAAATAGCCACTTACTCTATTGACATTGAAACAACGTCAGAGGGTGGCTTTCCTAACGTGGACTCTCCAAGCGAGAAAATAGTAGTTATCACACTTCAAAACAACAACACCAAGAAGATAACAACTTTCGGACTTGGGGAGTTTACACCTTCAGCAGAAACAACAGAATATGATATAGATTATGTTGCATGTTCAGATGAATACAATCTTCTTAAAACTTTTTTAGAGTGGTGGGAAACTAACACTCCTGATATAATAACAGGTTGGAATATTCAATTGTTTGACATTCCTTATATACTTGCTAGAACAGAAAAAATATTAGGTGAGAACGAACATAAAAAATATTCTCCCTTTGGCATAGTACAGAAAAGAAATGTTAGATTCATGGGACAGGAAAAGACAGCATACGAAATAACAGGTGTTGCTCAATTAGACTATTATGACTTGTATAGAAAATTTACCTATGTTACTAGAGAGAGTTATAAACTAGATTTTATTGCAGAGACAGAGTTAGGTGAAAAGAAATTAGAACATGGTTTTGATACACTTCAACAGTTTTACGAAAAGGATTGGAATAGATTTGTAGAGTATAATATTATTGATACAGTCCTTGTTGATAAGTTAGAAGACAAAATGAAACTTATTGAACTAGCTATTACAATGGCATACGATGCTAAATGTAATTTTAATGATATATATTCTGCAGTTAGAACGTGGGATAGTTTATTGTACAATCACTTATGGGAAAAGAAAATTGTCTTACATCAGGGTGGTGGCAGGAAAGAAAGAACAATCGAAGGAGCTTATGTACAGGAACCTGTCCCAGGTGGTTATGATTGGGTGTGTAGTTTCGATGCTACAAGCCTATATCCTTCTATACTTATGCAGTATAATATGAGTCCAGAAACTCTTGTTCCTGGTTTTAAATATGACGTAAAAGTAGATGACTTGTTAGATAGGTATAAGTTGGACAAGTTAAAAGAAAAGAATTACGCCATGGCAGCTAACGGTACTTGTTATACAAGAGAGAAACAAGGATTATTCCCTGAGATAGTACAGAAGTTTTTTAATGATAGATTAAGATATAAAAGACTTATGCAGGAGTCACAAAGGAAGTTTCAAGAAACAGGAGCTAAAGTTTATGAAAATGAGGTTAGTAAATATAATAACTTCCAAATGGCAAGAAAAATTCAATTAAACAGTTTATATGGAGCACTGGCAAACCAATACTTTAGGTTCTATGATGATAGACTTGCAGAAGGTATTACAATGACAGGGCAATTAGTAATTAGAGATACAGCAAAGGCAATTGACAAGTATGTTAATAAGGTCTGTGGTACAGAAGATAAGACTTATTCCTTTTATAGCGATACAGATTCTTGTTACGTTACATTAGATAACATGGTTCAAAACTTTTTCCCTGACAAAGACAGACAAAAGGTTATTGAGTTAATAGCTAAGGTTGCGGATGAGAAAATAGAACCAGCATTAGATCAGGCAATGTTACAACTGGCCAATTACACTAATGCTTTTGAAAAGAAAATAGAATTTAAAAGGGAAATTATAGCTGATAAAGGTATATTTGTAGCCAAGAAACGTTATGCTTTAAATGTATATGATGATGAAGGATTGCGTTTAAAGGTTCCTAAATTAAAGGTAATGGGACTAGAGATAGTGAGATCAAGCACTCCTGGCGTAATTAGAGACTCTCTAAGGGAGGCCGTACGTCTTATACTTACTAGCGACGAAGAAACATTACAAACCTACGTAGCAGACGCCAAAAAGGACTTCCTTAGTAAGTCTGCTGAACTAATTGCATTCCCTAGAGGGTGTAACAATATGAAGAAGTATAGAAGTACAGCAGACATTTATTCTAAGGGAACACCTATTCATGTTAGGGGAAGCTTACTATATAACCATTATGTAAATAAATTTAAATTAGGATTAAAGTATGAAAAAATTCGTGAGGGAGATAAAATTAAGTTCTTATATTTAAAAGAACCCAATCCTATAAAAGAAAATACAGTAGCATTCGTTACAAAACTTCCTACAGAATTTGATTTACAAAAATATATTGATTATGATTTAATTTTCCAAAAGGCATTTGTAGATCCTTTGGAACATATTTTAAATCCATTAGGTTGGCATACGGAACCACAAGCAACCTTGGAGGATTTATTTGTAGGTGGACCAATATCATGATTGAGTACGAAAAAGAATTAGTACATAACGCCTTAGGTAGACCATTATGGATTTACAGAGATGATACATTTTATCAACAAAGGATAGCAGGAGCAGGCCCTTATCAACAAAAGAATTTAAAATATTTAAGAGCTTTGGTTCCTAATGCTAGAACAATAATTGATGTTGGTATGAATATAGGTATGAATACTATTGAATATGCAACTTGGGCTGATGAAGTAAAATCATTTGAACCTGTTAAACAAACATATGACATGGCACAACTTAATATACAGTTGGCAAAAGAACAAATAGAATTCTTAAAAGGATGGTGGCCAAACGCATCTCTTTTACAAAGAGCAAAGATAGAAACACATAATTGTGGTTTAGGTGATAGGCCAGGTTCCTTTGAAATACAAATTAAGAGAAACAATGCAGGATCAAATCACCTTAAAAGAACCCATACAAAGAGAGGACCTATAGGCGCAACTACAAAACCAAGTGTAGATGAAATCCAGACCGTTATAATAAACAAATTAGATTGTTATGGCTACAAAAATGTAGACATAATTAAAGTAGATGCTGAGGGTTATGAATATCCTGTAGTTATGGGAGCTGAAGAAACTATAATGAGGGATAAGCCTGTGGTTCAATTAGAAATGATTGAAGGCCAACCAGAAAGATTTGGATATACATTACAAATGATACAAGACTGGTTCCTTGAAAGAGACTTTATTATTACTCTGCCAGATGGTACTGAAGTTGATGACGAGTTTACCTATTTTAAGAAGAATGTAGAGCGATTTTTCATACATAAGAGTAAGTATGAAAAAAGAACATTAGAGAATTTATTTACATGAATTTAGATGTTATAATATATAATATAATATTTGGATGCTTCATTGCGTTCCTTGTATGGAATTACATAACATGAAGTATTCTGAGTTTATACACCAGATATTTGAACAATATACAACAGGCAAGAGAGTCCTTGAACTTGGTGCTTCTTGTGGTATTCACACAGAGATCGTTAGAGAATATGCAGATACTTTATTTACAGTAGATCCACATATAAGATATGATGTCAGTGGAGATATTACCCCAGATTTTTATGGTACAGCCAATGACTATTACAAACAAACTTGGCACCAAGATCCCTTTGATGTTGTCTTATGTATGGGGTTGTTATATCATTTACACAGTCCATTTCATTTATTAGAACAGATTGTAAATCTATCTAAACCAAAGGTATTAATAGTGGAAAGTTTAAAGAAATTAGATACTGGAGTAACAAGGGAAATAGATTGGGCTCAAACAGGTAATGCTCACGCTGATTCAGGGTTTGAATATCCGCTACAAATTAATTGTGGACCTAAAGGAGAACAGGTTATCATGGCCTTAGAAACTACACCTTATAAATTAGATAAATTTTATGAGTATGGAATGAAATGGGAAGACTCAGTAGTAGATAGAAAATTTTGGAAAGACCCAGCATACCAAATGCTTGCCATAACTGATTGGGTCGTGCCAACGTTTCAGGGTGGCATTGATCAGGAAGGGAAAAAGGGTATGTGGACGGCGGTATTTACAAGATGTTAGGCCTGATCAATACCAGCAATCAATGGATCAGGCATAATGATCAAATCATCCTGTT